TGTGATATCACCACCGTCAGGTATCACCTGAGAGTCAGATTGACTAGCAAGACCAGGAGTCCAATCTGTTTCATCGTTAATATCAGACCAATAGACCTTGTTTTCTTCGCCAGTTACGTTAGCAGCGACTACAAAGTCCTTAACTACGGTTACATACTTAGCAGTAGGAGCAGCAGCAGCCAAATCACCCGCATAAGTAGATACATTTAGCGTGTATGACTGCAATTTGCTGTCACCGTTAGCCATAATCATCTTCTCGCCATACTGAACAGCGTCCCAATACTCAACCGCACCGTAACCAGTAGTGGTTAATGGAGCCATTGCACAAGTACCAGGCGTAAACTTGTACAAATTACTAGCAGAGGCACCAAATAATGATACCGTTCCTGCTGTTTTACCTGCAAAGCAATTCAATAAATTAGCGTTAGCAGCAGCAGAATACTCAACTTCGTCAAGAATTGGAGCATATCCGTTAGTAACTGGATAACAGTTAACTGCGCCTGTTAAAGCACCAGTAACACCAGGCTGATCTGGTAGCCATTCACCGAATATTATGCGTTGTTTAGCCATCTTTATTGCCTTGTCCAAGTATCAGATTGTGTTGCTACTACTGTCCATGTGTTACCGCCTTCAGGAACAATAGTCCAAGTATTCGATTGTTCTACTACGTTATCCCACTCGTCACCAATTACCTGACCGTCTGCGCTTATAGTTGCATTTCCCTCTATACCTGCTATTGCGTTCCATACAGCTATTGCTAAACATGAAACTTCTGTTAAAGCATCTACTGAAGCATGACCGTCATAAACTACACCACCGTTAGCTGTTACATCAGCCGTAGCGTCAATAGCAGCAGTGCCTACCTGAACTCGTATTCCGTCAGCCGTAACAGTAGCAGTACCGTTAACAGCACCAGTAAAGAATAGTGTTCTAGTAGCCTGTGCCGTAACCGTTGCTGTGCCATCTACAGCAGCAGTAGCATTAATTACTAGACCACCATTAGCAGTTACAGTAGCAGTACCAATTATTGAGCCAGTAGCACTATAAATAATGCCACCTGCCGCAGTTACTACCGCAGTTGCATCTATAGAGCCTGATGCAGTCTGAATCCTAATGCCAATAGCAGAAACAGTAGCAGAGCCGTTAATACTTCCTGCACCGTCATAAATAGCAAAAGCGTTTGCTGTTACTGTGGCAAAAGCATCTACCGCAGCAGTAGCTAATACGACATTACCAGAAGCAGCTAATGACGAATACGGTGCTTGTGAATATGCCGATAAACCAAACATTTAGAACACCACCCACTTAGACCCACTCGGTACAGTAACGCTTACTCCGTTATTAATCGTAATAGGGCCAGCACTCATAGCTGAGTATCCGCTAGGAATAGAGAATGTTGTAGCTACAGTCAGATTATTAAGCACAAGACCGTTAGAGGAAGCCATCTGATCTGCAAAAGCAGTATTAGTAGCGTCCTCATGTACCGACTTAGCAGCAGGATACGTAACAAATACATCCTTGCTATTAGATGCAAACGATATAGGTGAAGTAGTGCCAGAACTATTAGACAATACCGTATCACGAGATAACGTAGTACCTGACGATGTGTAAGTACCGATACCTACTTCCCATGTGTTAGCAGTGCTATCAACAATAGAATAGTAGGTAGTGTTACCGTTACCAATAACAGCAAAAGACTGGAATCCAGCTACAGCACCAGCAAGCGTCAGCGTACCAGTGCCAGCAGTAGTAGATGTTTCCCTAACACGATCTGCGACAACTAGTGGCATCGCTTACTCCTTACGCCAGAGTTACGCTAAGACCGCCAATAGCTATCTTAAAGATATCTCCAGATGATATAGTTTTCGATGTGTCTAATGCTGTGTGATAAAGCAAGTTACCGCTAGAAGAAGCATCGAGAATACCGATCCAACCAACTGTTCCCCATGAACCAGAAGCCTGTGCAAACTCTACCGCAGCAGTATTCGTAGATACACCGTTACTAGGCGCACCCATCGTTACTGCAACTCGTGCATAAGACCCACCAGATACCTCAGTACCAGTATTGGCATCAGTAGGATCAGACGTATATAAGCCCATATAAACAACAGCAGGACTTGTGTAGCTCGTATTACGCAAGGTAGCGTTAATTAGAGCGTTTTCTAAATAGTTCGAAAATTCAGCCATTTGTTACCTCACGTTGTAATTCATTGACATTGGTTGACCACTGTACTCACTACTCTGGTCTGCAATCGTTATTGATGATATTGCTCTATCGTACAAACTAGCCCAAGTCTGTAATCTTGCGTCATTCATTAGATACGGTTCTGCCTCACCTAAAGAAGCGTAAAGCAACGCATCAGGAAAGTTAGTTAAGAATACATTGCCTTGATTCGTGTCGCTCAAGAAGAACGGCTGTGCGTAGTAAAGCATCTGAAGCTGATAAGTGCTGTCAGGAATAGGAGACAATTGAAGCTCTGTCGCTAACACAGTATATTCAGTAGGCTTACCTGATTCTGTAGCCCTGTAAGAGTTATAGAAAGCATTAGGAGCCTGATAAGATAAAGTCGTAATAGGATTCGTATTAACGTGAATGTCACGCATTGACAAGAAGTCTGTAGGTAATCCAACGGTAGAGTCACCACCTGTCGTATTTGCTGTAGCTACAACCAACATCTGACGTGTTCTGAGTTCTCTACGCAGACGTAATTCAGCCAACTGGATGAACGTAGGAATCATAGCCGTTAAATCACTACGAGCTAAGTAACTAGCTATCGTAGTCTTTAAGTCACTGTATGTACTAAAAGCCATATTATTCCTCTAGTTGCTCAAAATCTTCCCAGCCATACTCATACGTACCTACGTGTTTGATGTGCATAGACAGCTCGTGATCCACCCAAGTATCAAAGCCATTGTCACCAGCTTTAACGCAAAAGTGAACGTCCTCACCTACTACACCAGTTGGCCCCCATCCTGCATCAAACCAAGGCTGAGGAACCTTCTCAAACACTTCCCTACGAATCATTACCGCCCCAAACCCAACAGCAGTAATCTTCTCAATACCTTCCTTGCCACGAGAATCGACATTAGACCAATGATGGCGAATACCTTTCTCATCCTCTGACTTAACTAACAACTTAGCAGTAGGCATACATGGCTTGCGTCTAGTGACAGCATTGACACCTACGATTCCAACCTCACGAGATAACATTATCGTTATCAGATCAGGAGGAAAACGCATATCGCTATCAATGTACAGAACAGCGTCACAGCCCTCTTTTAATGCCACCTGAGCTAACTTCTCACGCTGATCGAATATAAGTGTCCCAGGCATCGTGTAGAGGCTTAGACCGCCCTTACCGTCTTTGCATCGAACAGACGCATCGTGTGCAGCCATCCTAGCAAAATCAAACGCAAAACCTGTATGTACTTCGTCCCTACATGGAATACAAACGCCAATTCTCATATTGTTCCTCGATATATCTTCAATGGAGCTTGGTCAGGATGGTTGAGCCACTTTTTAAAAGCGTTCTCGTCCACTATAAAAAAGCCACGCATGATTCCCATTTGATTTAGTTTATCAATAGCCGTAAAAGGTATTGAGCCTATTAAATGAATATCGTCTGTAGCTCCTAATCTTGCTTTATCCACTTCCTGTAACGCTTTATTGCGCTCTAGGATATCAGTTATATCTTGTGTAGTTTCGATAATAATGCCGCCATTATCGTCCGAATGAACCTTATGAGTACGAAAGTTTTCCATTAATCCCTCGAAAAAAGCCCCCACCATCAGGCAGGGGCTAATCTATTACAGTGCGAAGTTCAAGTCAGCAACGATACCATGTGCTGCCTCATTTTTTACCTCTAAAGTACACTCCGCAAGTATCTGGGTTTTTTCAGAGTCACCATTCTTAGCAAGCTCATTAGTCATGAATGGACGTAAGTAAGCCATTGCTGCATACTCAGGATCCAAGATCAACATATCACGATTACGCATGAATCTGTCAGGCACTATAGAAATCTGGCCAAAATCCGACAAATAAATGTCAGCTGCCGAAATGATAACACCGGCTTCTGGCTTAGTGATCTGATAGCGATTTACAGCGATACCAGGGAAGCTAGAGATCTTCTGCTTACCTGCTGAACCTACGAATACAGCTTTTGGTGAACCACCTTGATCGAAGATCGAAGCGATTTCAACTTTCAACAATGCTTCAGTAGCAGTACGCTGTGTACCATCGGTACGAGTAGAAGTACCTGATACTGCTGGAGCTGAACCACCTACGCCTTGATCGCTGTTAGTCTTGATCCATGACAACAATGAACCCATAGTGCGAGCTACAGTTGATGTACCTGCTGACTTACCTTGATTAGCAGTAATGATGGTTTCTAAGTCACGCTTTAACTCAGCAGAAGCCTTAGCTAATTGGTAAGCCTTTTCTGACTTACGACCTGCTTTGTTTACTTTGTCCAAAGTACCAGAAACTTGAACAGTTTTCTGGATGATCTGTGTGTAGTTACCTACACGAGTCGTTGGAGACATAGTTGCGCTAGTTGCGTCTGCACCTTCAACTGCTGCGTTAGCAGTAGTAGCTGCTGCCAAGCTGTCAGTCTGCCATTCGTGGTAAACAGCAGTTGCGCTAGTCTTACCGATAGATGACATAATTGGTGTATCTGTTGGGCTGATGTCATAAATAACGTCAGCTAAATCTTCACGCATACCGATAGCGGTAAATGTTTGATAAGTAGGCATAATATTTCCTTATAAAAAACGTTCAAAAGCGGCTGCGGCATCAGTAATCTTTCCAGACTGTCTTAACCTAGCCTTCATTTTTTTCATATCCTCAGCATTACTATCTCTTGGGTTTGATACTCCAGGCTTCATTGCCTTTGGAGCTTCATTCACCTTCTTAGCAATAGCTGGTTGCGATGCTTTCAATTTATCGTACTGCATAGCTTTATATAGCGTTAATACTGCACGAGAATCAAATACATTCGCTAGTTCATCATCCGAGAATCCAGCCTGTTTGCCGTAGCTGCGTATCTCTTTACGGATTGCTTCACCTTTAACAGGATCAGCATAAGCTGGTAACGCACTAACTAACTTCTCAGCTTCTTGTGCGACCGTTGCACGTAGTTGCTGCTGTCTGTCATATTCCTGCTGTTGAGCTATATGTTGTCTCTCAGCACGAACCTGCGCTAACTGCTTTTCCCTCTGAGACATCTCTGCAACCTTAACAGCGTATCCAATAGGATCAGTCTCTTTCAGGTATTCCAGATTCTCTGTTTCTTGAGGCTGCATCAAGGCTTGCTCGATGTACTGCAACCTCTCCGCATAAGTATCTCGGAGTTGCTTCGCTTCTTGAACTGCATGGCGTTCAGCTTCAACTGCCTTACGTTCTTCAGCTACAGCTTGCGATTTCTTTGTATAATCAGTGCCAAGTTGATACGACTTAATAAGCTCATCAAGGGTTACATCACGTTCTTCTCCCGCAGCTTTCACTCGGAATGTTTGATGTTCCTCTGACTCATCAGCTTCTTCTTGTTCTACCTCAGATTCTTCCGATTCCTCGTATTCATCTGATTCGGCATCGCTATCGTTGGATTCTGTGCGCTGTTCAGGTTGTCCTTGTTCGGAGCCGTCATCATTGCCCATTAATCCCAAAATAGCGTTAGCTGCACCATTTACATCTAACTGCGCACTTCCCTCTGGATTGGTGCTTTCAGTATCGCTCATGTTTTCATTTCCATAATTATATAGGGAACCGCCCTATACGGACTACAAAATCTTCCATCTTTTTGCGTCAATGAGCTTCTGGTTAGTAAGCCCTTGAATATATCCTTCTATATCCTCTAAAACTCGGAGGCGTAGATACGCTTGTTCACGTAGTTCCATGTCGCTGTAATCTGTGCTTCTAAACTTCTGTATCTCTAATTCTTTTAGCTCGTTCATTACCTCAATGAATCGCTCATCTTGAAGTATGCGAGCTGCCCAATCTGCTTTACTCATTTTGTAGGTGCACCAGGAGTATTGCTGCCAGTGAATAAAGGTCTAAAAATGTCACCTAGTGGCCCCATACTAGAAAATTGATCTGTCGGAGTCTGTATTAACGATGGCTTGTAAATAGGGCTATTGCTTTGTATTGGCTGATAACGTGGATCATTCATAAAATCAACTGGAGCAGCCATTTCGCTCATCTTAAAGAACTGACCGTTAGAAGGCATAGTAGCTTCAGATGGCGCAGTAATAGGATTATTCCTAGCATTTGCCAATCTATCAACTATCTTACCTGCTTCTTCTGGTGATATTCCATAGTTCATTGAACTAGTCCTCCAAGTTCTTTAATCGCTTTCAGGACAATCTCAGCCTGTTTCTGACGCATCTGCTCGTCTGCCATATCCATCGTTAGGATTGCCTGTAACTGCTGAACAGCTAACTGCGCTTCTTTAATCTTGATGTCAGCCTGTTGCTGCTGATTCTTCATAGCCATCTCTAGACCCTTTTGGGTATATTGGGCTTCGAGTTCCTGCTGCTTTAACTTTAGCTTCTCCGAGTCAATCTGCGACTTCGCAGCGATCTTCTCTCGTTCAACGTTAGCAAGCATCTGAGCAACCTCTGCTTGAGCGTCTGGTGACGGTGGCTGTGGCTGCGCTAACGCTGCGTCCTGCTCTGGAGTTATCTCATTCAAGAAAGCATTAGCATCTTTAAAACCTGCTGACTCGATAAACTTTGCTAACGTGGTGCGATACTGACCTACCGATACTAGCGGATTAGATGGCCCGAACTGCTGCAATATCTGCTCTTGTTTAGCAAGAATCATCTGCAACATTGCTAACTTCTGGTCTCTGTCACCAGAGCCAAGACCTACGTTAATGCTAATGTCGTATTCATTCGCCCAAGTTCTAGGATCGTACTGTACGTACTTACCACGCATACGGATAATCTTAGCCTTGTCCTGATACTTGCCCAATAGATGCAAGATAGCTCTGAACAATGACTTAACGCCTGTATCCGCAAAGATACGAGCAATCAACTCTAGCTTACCGCTATTAGACTTCATCATAGCCGCTACAGCAGTAGCTGTGACGTTAGATAATATATCTGGATCTAAACCTGATGATGCGTCTGTAACGCCTGTACGCTTGGCTGCAACACCGTCAAGGTACTCAAACATCGGGAACGCTTGACCTGTAACGCTAGGTACTTGTAACGGTATCAGAGCATTAGGATTCTTTACTCTGATAATGCCACCAGGCGTAGCGTTAAGCATATCGTCAAGATTAACCTGACCGTCAACCACACCAACACGAGCATTGTTCGTTAGATACAAGTTATCCAAAGTCTGACGCATTAACGTTGACTTGATTAACTGAATGTCCATCGTTCTGTCAGCTAATGACTGACCAAAGAACTTATGTGGAATTGGGATCGGACACAACGAATGGAACGGAATTATGTCAGTCTCATCGTCATACAGAATCTCGTTACCGCAGTAAACAATCCTACGCAACTCAGCGATACCGTCCTCGTCCTCGTCAATACGTATAAAGCATTCGTATATCTCAACCGTCTGCATCGAGAAGTCCAAGCTAGGAGCTGAATCAGGCTGCTCACCTTGATCGAATCGTGCGATACGCTCAGGACTATAGGTTAAGTCATCATACGTTGGCAGACTGTCAACTACATCTTTATCGTAACCCATAGCGATAAGATCACTACGTGGCACTAAACGTCTGTGCGCTACAAACGGAGAATCATCAATAGTCTTAGCTGCCTTAGAAATCAAGAATTCTTCTGGTGGCACGTTCTCAATACGTACATTACCTGACTTCTTAACCTTCTTAACCGTTACAGAGTAAGACGGAGCCATAATCGGCATACCCATCTCGTCAACTCCAGCTTCTACCATTTCTACCTTCTGACGTACAACTTCCATTGACTCGTCAGATAGCAATAAAGCCAGTTCTTCTTCTGTTAGATTCTTGTACTTCTCTTTGACTACATCTTCTTTTGATTCCCAGTAAGACTTAACGATACCTGTCTTTTGTAGCAGCGCATCCTTAAACCAGTTATGCAGAATTAATAGACCTTCATTCTCACGATAGAACACCCAGTTACAGTATTCAGTAGCTTGTTTTGCGCTTTCCTCGTCATTAGGTGACTTAGGTTCAAAAAAAACTATGTCCTCTGTTGTGCAAAAGCAACGTATTAGCTGCGGCAATGCGCCATCAATAGCTTCAGCTACTTCGCCTGTAACGATCTGGCTACGACCTTCTACCTCATTGCCGTAAGCCTCACGTAAGTAATACTGTAAAGCTCTAGTACGCTCGTCAGTAGTCTCAGAGTCGATGAACCCAAGTGCGTTCTCGATCTCGTTGTCTAAGATGCTTTTTACTTGTCCTGAATCCATAGCTAAACCCTATGCGGATATTTTGCTTATTATACAACCCATTTGGTGCTTATTGACAACGAATTTCCCCAATCATCGTTACTCATTGCCTCTGCATTTATGCACGTATAGCGCAAATTGTCTGCCCCATGACTCCATTCGTCATGCAATGGCGCACCAGGCTCTTGTGTTTGCTGATTAATCGACCGCCTGTACCGTTTAGCGCATTGTATCAATTTTTCGCAATTATTCTTATCAAAATATATACGATTGAACGTCATGCGTGTAAGTCTTATTCCATCCTCAACACTCATACTTGGTGTAATTGCAACATCCCAGCCAAACGCTTGCATTATTTCTTCGGTTGATTTACCTGTTTTGTAGTCCCTAGTTCTTCCATCGTGAGGCAAATACATCTTGCCCCAATTCATATTCTTTTCTTTTAGCCATGAGGAATAGTGGTCTAAAGTCTTATGACTATCCTCGTAATATTCAATTAACCTAATCTCAGAAGCGTGTTTTTGTACCAAACTTATAGCCATTGCGTCATTCCAACCCAAGTCAAACACAATATGAACCTTTAACATTGGATCGTAAGGAACATTACAAATACGACCTTCTTCTAATGAGGAGGATATTTCGTCATAGTAAATAGCACCTGAAACAGCAGGTTTGCACTCACCATCCCATATATTTGCGTAATCTTTAGGATTAGTTAATGCACAATGCAATCTTTCCTTTTCAAGAACTTCAGGAAACCAGGGATTGTCATTCCAATTAACTTTTGCAATTAAAGCATCTGGTGGTGGATTTATTGCAAATCTTTGATGAGTTTCATCAGTATCCAAAGATGGATTGTAACTAACCCAAATCTCAGAATTATCTTTCCTGATCGTAGGAATTAGAACATCCCAAGAACGCTTTGAGACAACCTGAGCTTCCTCTACCCATACAATATCAACACCCTCAAAAGACTTAATCGACTCTACCGTATGAGAAGCCAATCCAGCAAAAGCAAACTCAGTTCCGTTCTTTCCTCTAATGGCGTTCTCAATAACCTCGTAGAAGTCACCCATACCCATAGCCTGTATCTGGTCTGATAGCAGCTTGTGAACCGAATCCTTAATAGACTTCTGCACCTCACGAGCGCATAAAATCCTATGCTTCTTAGCTTTACCTTTAACTAATAAAGCCCTAGCAAAAGACCAAGACTTTGCCGATCCCCTACCGCCATAAGCAACCTTGTATCTACTAGGCTCAAATAAGAATCCTAGCTTCTCTGGAAAATCAACCTGCATTTGGTCTTACTAGGTTTATCGTTATATTTGATTCAATCTCTACTGCGCCACCATCTGCACCTGTTATCTCTGACCTAGCTAGCTTAGGTACGTGGTACTCACACAGCTTATTCATTAGGTCTAAAGCCTTGTAAGGATCGTCCTTAGCTACTTGCTCTAGCCATCCATCCATGTTCTCTACGTTGCGTTCTAGTAGCTTTGCAATAGCTTCCTTAACGATAGATGTTGACTTATTGACCGCACCTTTAGGTCTGCCCTTACCCATGTTAGTAAGATTAGCTATTCGTGCATCTTCGTCTATTTTACTGGTGTAATCTGTTTCCATTTTTGCATTACCTTTCAGGTGTCATGCGGTTAATCTCGTTTTAATATCTTTACGTTAGTAGGATCAAATACTACAAAGTTATTTGTGCCGCCTTTTACATTTCTACTTCCTGCGTCTTTATACTTTATACCTTGTACTCCGTTAGCATTTAGCCAATTTGAAGCATCTCTAGCTGGATTATCACTTCCTGCTTGTTTAAAACTAAACATTAAGTCCTTGTACAAAGCCTCTCCACTAGTTCCTGATACGCCAGTTTCAAATTGCTTCATGGAAATAGGACTTAATCTATCTCTTAGTGCATCTGGCACTGGTTTATCCCAACTAATAAATGTAGCTACAGACTCATCAGGAATATCTACTGTATAAAATGCGCCCTGCTTGGCTTTAATATCTTTCTTCTTTATGTTTGATGCTGCCTCTAGCATTTTCTTATAGTATTCTTCGCCACCATTTTCTAATGCGTACATCTCACCTTTTTTAGCATCTTCTAATCCCATCTTTGCGATACGCTTTGCTACATTAGTACCTTGATGGTAACTTAATGCTACAGCGTGTCTAACAGGATCTTTTCCTTCTTCTTGGAATTTTGTGCCTTTCCATTCATAGGTATAAGGATCAGTTCCACCAGCTAATCTAGCTCTATAACCTTCTGCAACTTTAGCATTTTCTGCAAAATACATCCCATGACCGTAAACTTGCTGACCTTCGCCTGTTCCTAATTTGCTAATATCAAACTTATCAAACTTTGCAGGACTTCCATGATAAGCAACTAATGGAGCAAGTAATCCAGTATTTGCAGCATAACCCTCTAATGTCTCACCAACTACAGGAGCAGCAAACCTAGCTGTTTTAGCACCTGCCGTTAATAATCCTTTACCTGCTGCCATTCCACCAGCACCTAGTCCTAGCGTATCTACTACATCCATAAGTTGCGGAGCTTTACCAACACCAACATCACCATAAGCACGTTCAGCACCACTTACACCTAATACATCGGCAGGTTTAATCTGCTGTAATACATTACCTATAGGAACTTGCTGAGTCTGTAATCCTGTCGAGCCAAGTTCACCAGTAAAGAAATTTCTTTCAGGTATTACGTTAAATCCAGTAGGTATAGTTACTTTTGTCTCAGGCTGATAACCAGGAAATAATTTTGCTACGTCAGCAGCAGTACCAGCCTTGTTTATGTAGTCACCAGCTCGTTTAGCACCAGCACTAGCTGTTGTGAAAAAACTTTCAGGCAATGCCTTAATTGTGCTGCCTTTTGCTAGGTTCTCATTAATGATCTCTTGAGTAGTCTTACCTTGCATCTGACCCATGTAAAGAATCTTTTGCAGTTCCTCTTGAGTAGGCATCCTCTGAAATTCAGCCATATATTTCCTCGTACTTGTCAGGACGGTTAGTCCGTATCCATTCTCTAGGTTCCTCGTGACACTTATTGAAGTCCATTCCTACTGTCTGACTTCCTGCGTGATGGACATAAGCCGTACTTACAAAATGACTGAACCCTGCTTTAGACAGATCATCACAAATAATGTTATCCGAATACCAATTAGTGCTAGGGAATCTTGCTGTCTCAAACGCCTGTTTATTAATGTAAGCGAAAATGGGCGCAATAACCCCTACTTCTTTGATGTGATCTTCTGATTCGTATTTTAACCCAACGATAGAATCATTAGTAATACTACAACGAATATTTTGATCCCAAAGCACATAATCACTTCTTGCTCCCACGAAACCTATATTTTCAAAGTTTCTCTTTAATAGTCTTAAGTCATCTTGCAGTTTGCTATAAGTTGTCGGAGTTATAACAACGTCATCGTTAGCGATAATGATTTCTTCGTAGCCATCGTAGAACGCTTTAGACATAGCTTCGTTATAAGCATCACCAAAGTTTGTAGCTACGTTGTATATCCATGTGTGTACAAGTGCAGCATCCTCAACATTTTTACTGGATAGATATACAGGTATGTTCGGACA